CCGGTTACATAAAATACTATAACTGTACAACTGCAGAAACTGAATACCAATTTATTTCAAGTACAGGTAATGTAACTTTAACTAATTGTATAAACACTACTACACTTTTACCTGGATTTCCTTTAATAGATATTGCAAACTTTACTGTTGTTAGTTTAGGAGTTGCTTGTGGCGGACCTCCAACACCACCAACACCTCCACCACCATCACCTTCTTATTATACAATAGAGGTAAGAATGAATGGTATGGTAGATAGAAATGGTTCGCTTACTTTATACCAATCTCCAGATAATAGTACATGGACACAAGTTTTAGAATTAACAACAATAGGTAGTGAAGTAGCAATACAAAACTTTTACGGAACACCTGGTTATTATTACTATTATGATGTGGCAAAAACATTAGGTTCTTCTTGTTTTGCTAACGCTTATAATACGGTTTTAGCTAGTGACTTTAGTCCAAATCCAATTGAAGGAGCAGATTGTTCACTTGACTCAGTAACATTCTCATCATTCCTATTACCAGATCCTTATCAATCTAGAAGTTATGTAAGTTTTAACGGCACATTAGATAGTGGATGTTTATAAAAATAATTAAATGAAATGGCAAAAGAACTAAGTTATACGTTAAAAGTTAATGGAGTCGATACCACTATTAAAACTTTTAGCGAGTTTGAGGAAAAAATAAAATCTTTAAAAGACAAATTAGAAAATCAACCGATTAATTCTAAAGCTTATAAAGACACCCAGGCAGAGGTTAAAAAATTAGAAAAATCTTACGTAGATGCACAACAACGCAGCGAAGGATTTTTAACTTCTTTAAGTAAAGCACCAGGGGTTTTAGGAGGACTTGGTCAATCTATAAAAGGTGCGCAATCGATTTTCTCGTCATTTAACATGGCGTTAAAAACATCTGTGTTTGGATTAATTGCAACTCTTGCAGCTCAGTTAATTCAGAAGTTTAGTCAGATGGAAGGCGTAATGGAACCACTGAATAAGATCTTTGCCATTTGGTCTAACACAGTAGGTAAACTTGCCAACGTTATTTTAAAACCTCTTGTCTTTATATTAGATGGAGTTGCGTTAGGTCTTGAAAAAGTAACTAATGTTATTACTGGACTTATAGGTGGATCTGATGAAGCAGCAACAGGTGTTGTAGAAATGACCGAAGCTTTAGATCAATTAGATGATTCTACTGCAGCGTTTGAATTAACACAAGCTAAAGCAAATAGACAATTACAAGAAGCTAGAGAAATTGCTGGTGATGCTACTGTTCCTATTGAAAAACGTAAACAAGCATTATTAGATGCAGAAAAAATCGAAGAACAAGTTGCAGAAAAAAATAAACAAAGACAACTTGCTTATGCCCGTTTAGCTGCAGAACAGATTGCTAGAGATCAAGGATTAAGTGAAGCACGTATTAAGGAAATTCGTAAGTATGATGCAGCAGCATTAGAAAGTTTTGCTATAGAAGCAGCAGAATTTAAGTCTTTAAATCAAGAAAAATTAAATTCTCTTTACGGTTATGTTGCGAAAGTAGAAGAAATTGGTGCAGAACAAGCAAAAATTGGTAAGAAAACACAAACCCAATTAAAAGCTTTAGATACTCAAGCAGCTTCAGATGCTAAATCTAAAGCAGATGCAGCTAAAGCAGCAGCAGATAAAGTACGTCAACAACAAATTGCAGATCTTGACGCACAAATAGAACTAGAAAAACGTAAAGACAATACAGATCTTGTTAGATTAAAAGAATTACAGGATAAAAAATTAGCATTAGAGGAAAAAGGTCAGAAAAAAACTGCAGCACAATTAGAATTATTTAGAGAGCAACAAAAAGAAGCTAACACTAAAGAAGGAGAAAGTGATATTAAAAAAGTTCAGGATACTGAACAGAAAAAATATGAAACCCAATTAGCAACCTTACAAAAAGGTTTTGACGAAGCTGAAAAGTTAAAAAGACAAAATGCAATTAAAGAAGATCAAGAGTTAATTAAGCAATTAAATGCCGGTACATTAACTATTGATCAGTACAACGAAAAGAAAAAACAAAAAGAAGAACAAGCAGCTAAAGATCGTTTAGCAAATCTTGAAAGTCAGCAAGCACAAGAACTTAATAAGCTTAAAGAGTTTGAAGGTAAAATTAGTCCTGAAGAATATCTTAAACGCAAACTTGATATTGAAAAGAATTATGGTAACCAAATCTTACAAGTTCAAGAACAACTAAATGCCCAAAGTGTTAAAAGTACACAAGACGCAATTAAGAAAAAAGAAGATGCTGAAAAGGATGCTAGAGAGAAAAGAATTAAAGATCTAGAATCAGATTTAGAAATACAAGAAGCACTTGGTCAAAATCTTTTAGAAGGCACTAAAGCATTTTACGAAAACAGAATTAATGTAATTAATGCTGCTGCTGCTTTAGAAAAAGAAAAACGCGATCAAGCAATGGCAGAAGAATTAAAAGCCGTTGAAAATGACGAAGAAGCTAAAAAACAAATTCGTGACAGGTATAATACTTTAGACGTTGAAGCTAGTAAGAAAACTGCAGATCAAATTAAACAAACACAACAGGATCGTACTAGAGCTACTTTACAAGCAGTTTCTGCTACTATAGATGCTGTTAAAGGTTTAACCGATGTACTTGCATCTGCACTAGACGAAGAAGCTAAAACTTCTAAAGAGGCATTTGAAAAAAGAAAGAAATACCAAATTGCTTCTGCAATTATGACTGGCGCATCGGGTATTATTAATATTTTAGCTGCACCTTCTGTTATACCTTCTCCATTCGATTGGATCGTAAAAGGTATAAATGCTGCAGCATTAATAGCAGCAACAGCTATTAATATTAATAAAATTAAAAAACAACAATTTGAAGCACCTACTGGAGATAGCGGCGGAGCAGCTGCAACACCAGCAGTTGGATCTACTTTTGCAAATGGAGGTTTACTAGACGGACCATCTCATGCACAAGGAGGTATTAAAACAAGATTTGGAGAACTAGAAGGCGGTGAGTATGTTATTAATAAAAGGTCCACAGAGTCATTCTTACCACTCTTAACGGCAATTAATTCTGCTGGCAATAGAAAGTATGAGCAAGGTGGAATGGTTGCAACTATGGACGCTTTACAAGGTATTATGGCAGCACAACAAAACCCAATCATTAAGACATACGTGGTTGCTTCTGACATGACTTCACAACAAGAAGCAGATAAGAAGTTAATGGATTTGGCAAAAATCTAAAAAACCATACTCACATATATAAATTCTAATATGGAAAATAAAAATAAAGAAAAGCGTGTTATAGAACTGGAGGTAATGGAAGAGCTTGAAGAATCTGGCGTTTCTTCAATTGCGCTCGTAGACCAACCAGCTATCGAAAAGTATTTCGTTTACATGCGAAATCAAGAATTTGTAAAACCTACTGCAGGAGAATCACAATCTGATTTTATGGGTAGATGCGTTCCAGTTCTAATAGACGAAGGTAAGGAACAAGACCAAGCAGTTGCGGTTTGCATTTCTATGTACGAGCAAGAATTTTCTAAAGATATGGAATTTGAATCCTATACTGACTATCCAGAATCTGCTACTGAAGCAGCTAAAAGAGCACTGGCATGGGCAGAAGAAAATGGTTGGGGTGATTGCGGAACACCAATTGGTAAAGCAAGAGCAAACCAGTTAGCAAACAGAGAAGCTATTTCTGAAGAAACCATAGCACGTATGGCAAGTTTTGCTAGACATGCACAAAATGCAGATACTCCTTATTCTGAAGGTTGTGGTAAACTTATGTGGGATGCATGGGGTGGAACAGCAGGAATAGAATGGGCAAGTAACAAATTAGAAAGCATCCGTGAAAAAATGAGTTACGATACTTCTGGTTTACCCCCCTACGTAGAACAAACTCCTAAGAAGAAAAAACTAGCTAAGTTTAACGAATATGGATGTCCAGAAGCAACAGTAGATATAGCTCTAAATCTTGCTAATAGACAGGATGCAATAGAACAAGCTAATTACGGACCACTAAATCCTGGTGAACCTAACGAGGAATATTGGCAAGCAAAAGCAGATAAATTTAATACGACTGTAAAAGATGCTAAAAGTGCAATTTGTGGTAACTGTGGATTTTTTGTTCGCACTAAACCAATGCTTGCTTGCATTGCTGCAGGAATCGGTGAGGATGCCCCCGCAGATCCTTACGACGCAATTACTGCAGGAGAATTAGGTTATTGCGAAGCATTTGATTTTAAATGTGCAGCAGCAAGAACTTGCGATGCTTGGATCGGTGGCGGACCTATTTTAGAAGAAGAAGAATTTATAGAGCCTAATCCATGTTGGGAAGGTTACGAAGCAATAGGTTTAAAAGACGATGGTACACCAAATTGCGTACCTGTTAAAGCACAAGCGTTTGCTGAAAGACCTATAGCAAGAATACCAAAAGAGGAAAGAGGTAGAACTGGTTCAGAAAAAAATGAACCCGGAGACACTAAAACAAGTAGAGGTGGTATAGAGGTATCGCAAGAAGTAGAGACTACATTAAAAGATAAGATTAAAGAGCACAACGAAAAGAACCCACAAGATAGCCAAAAGGCAGATCTTGGTATGCTTAAAGCAGTTTGGCGTAGAGGTGCAGGTGCTTATTCAGTAGGAACCCCTGGTCGTAAAGGCATGGGGCGTAACCAATGGGCAATGGGCAGAGTAAATGCTTTCTTAAAAATCCTATCTGGATCTGCACCATCTGATAAAGACTACACACAAGATAATGACTTGTTACCTAAATCACATCCTAAGCATTCTGAAGCCATGAGTAAACTAGCATTTGCAGTTGAAAAAGACCAACAGATTCTAGTAGGACCAGCAATGGTACCAGATATGGAAATCCTTAGAAGAGACGAAGAAACTGGCGAGACTTATTACGTTAAGTTTTCTAAAGAAACAATTGCTAAGATCCAAGAGAAATTTATGCGTGAAACTAGACTTGGTGCTACTAACCTAGATCACAACGAACAAGTTCATGGTGGTAGTTTTGTTTTTGAATCCTGGCTTACAGAAGATGATTCGGACAAAGCTAATTCAGTTTATAAATTAGGTGTGCCTATAGGAACCTGGATGGTTAAAATGAAAGTAACAGATCCTAAGGTTTGGGCAATGGTTAAAGAAGGCAAATACCAAGGATTTTCTATAGAAGGTAATTTTATAGATAAGGTAGATTACGAACAAATTAAAAGTGAAAAAGACTTAGTAGAATCTATTATGTCAATATTACAATCATAAAATCGGACTAGGGAAATGTCATATACCAAAAAGACATATTCATGGACGTAAATCAAAATAAAACAATCGCATGAATTACAAAAACAAACTTAATCAAATCCGTGTCGTTCTTGGGTTGCAAGTTAAGTTGGCAACAGCAAAGTTAAAGGATGGAACTGTAGTTGAGGCGGAAGAATTTGTACCAGGTGCTGCACTAGTAGTAGTAGCAGAAGACGGTAGCAAATCTCCAGCACCAACAGGTGAACATACTTTAGAAGATGGTACAGTAGTCTTAGTTGACGAATCTGGTGCTATCGTTTCTTTGAAGCCACTTGAAGCAGCAGAAGACGTAGAAAAGGTAGTTGAAGAAGAAGCTAAAAAAGTAAAAATGGAAGAAGAAGAAAAGTCAGAAATCCCTGCAGAAGAAAAACCTGTAGAAGAAAAGCTTAAAGAAATCATCGAAGAGAAGATTGAAGAAGCTATGAAAAAGGTAATGATGGCTATGGAACCATTAGTAACTGAAATGGCAGACATGAAATCTAAAATGGCTAAAATGGAAGAGTCTTATGCAAAATTTGCAAAAGCACCAGCAGCTGGCAAGATTACAACTATTAACGATTCTAAAATGGAATTCGGTCAATCTACAGATATTGTAGACAGATTCAAAGAACTTAAAAATTCTTTATAAAAAAATAATAAAACTATACAACTATGTCATTTAACGTAGCAGGCTTAACCCCGTATACCGATCAGCTTTCAACAGACTTGATCATCCGCGCGGTCCTAAAACCACAAACCGTACAAAACCTAACAATTAGACCAAATCTAACTGCAGGAACTACAGCAATCAACATCTTAGGTGCTGGTGTAGCTGTTCAGGATTACTCTTGCGGCTTTACAGGCGCAAGTGGTAATACCACAATCTTTACACAACAAGATCTAGTAGTTGCTACTAAGCAATTAAAAGAAGTAATGTGTGTGGAAACACTTAGAGAATACTGGATCTCTTCTGTAATGAGCGCTTCTGCTTATGCAAACGAAACCCCAGTGTTTGAACAACAAATCGCTGACCTAAAGGTTAGAGAAATTAACAAGTACATAGAATCGACAATTTGGGCTGGTGACGGTGGATCTTTAGATGGTCTTATCGACCAAACTTCAGTAACTGCTGGTGCTATCTCTGGCGTTTCTGCAGCTTCTGATTTCACATCTGCTACTACAGCTTATGCTGGTTTTTTCAAATTAGTAGATAAATTAGCTGACGAAAATCCAGCAGTTTTACAAGAAGATGACCTTATTTGCTATGTGTCTTATGCTACTTATTCTAAGTTAGTACAAGCTCTACAAGCTAAAGGTAACTCTATCTTGTTACAATACCCTAACATCTCTAACGTATCTGGATCTCCAGAAAACAGCTTCATCTTCCCTGGTACAAACATCAAGGTATTTGCAGCTCCTGGAATCGTAGATCTAGGATCTCCAGCAGTTCCTACTGTAATCTTAGGCCCTAAGAAATACGCTTTCTTCGGTACTGGTCTTAACAATGATCAAGATAGATTTAGATTCTACTACGATCCTTCTCAAGATGATGTTAAATTCTTGGCAGCATGGAGAATGGGAACTGCAGCAATTGCTAACCAGTTCATCTCAACAGTAGCTTAATCTACACAATAATAAAAGAGTGTGATCGTATTGGTCACACTCTTATTAAAAAAATAATAAACAACAACCATGGCATGTAATTTAACATACGGTATTCCTTTAGACTGCATCGATAGTATCGGTGGTGTTAGTGGTAGCGTTTACATTGGTTCTGATGTTAATTTTGGTACTCTAACCGTTTCTTCTGCAACTGGTAGTCAATCTTTGATTACTGCTGCAACTGGAGGAACAGGTACAATGTATGAATTCGAAATCGCTAAAAACGTAGGATCATTCACAGAGACTTTTAATATCTCCAACGAGAACGGAACAGCTTTCTTCGAACAAGCGTTCACACTAAATCTTCAAAAGATGGAAGCCGAAAAAAGAAATCAAATTCTTTTAATAGCTCGCAACAGAAATCTTAAAGTTATTTTCGAAGATAACAACGGAAAATATTGGTTAATGGGTCTTACAAGAGGTGCAGTAGTTTCTGCAGGTACTTCTGTATCAGGAACAGCAGTTGGTGATCTTAACGGATACACACTAACGCTTACCGCTCAAGAACCAGAAATGGCTTATGAAGTACAATCTACACCAGCAACCACATTTGCAGGTGACGTTACTTTCGTAGCAGCATAATTTTCGTGAGGGCAACCTCACTTAATTCCAAAACATCTGGACGTCCGGATAGTTTTAAGGGTCAGAATTTTTCTGACCTTTTTTTATGTCAGTTTTCAGCAGATACATACTCATGTATATTAACTCACAATTATGTCAGGAACATTAAAATTAGGTGCAACGGGTGGTCAAATACTTTTTTCGACAAGTGGCACATCTGGACTTACAACCCCCGGAACTGGATATGGATCACTTTATTACGGCACTGATAAACAGTTGCGTTTAAAAAATGATACTGGCGCTATTACTATTTTATCTACTAGTGGACTTGCAGGAAGTAATGGTACCTCAGGTACTTCACCAGGAGGTGGTAGCTCAGGAACTTCAGGATCTTCAGGTAGCTCGGGTAGTTCTGGAGCAAACGGAG